GTTTCCCAGTCACGATCGAGATGGTAGTTTAGCTGAACCATTATCTACCGAGAACTTGACCACATGAAATCCATGTGATTTTATGTTATCAATTGATTTTAGGTACAGGAGTGGACCTCCTTCGATCCATGAGATCGTTTGGAGGTTTTCGCTGAGTAAGTTTGTTTAGAATTATGCTGATCATGTTCACAGATAAATTCGGAACGATCATTGTGTGATTCTATTCTCTTTTTGAACTGTTGTAAGCAGTCTAAAAATTAAGCAATTGTGACCTGGAGAGGTCTTTAAATATACTCAAATCAATTATATGTTTTATTGTGTGTACTGTAGGCTACTTGGGCCTTGTAACCATTGTAAAACCCAGGATGCAGTTGGGAACTGCACCATTGTTATTAGATAGTTTAATTTAGTGCATTTATAGTCTGATATTGAATATTATGAGAATGTATTTATGAGTAGTTAGCTAGCTCCGTCTTGCAGGAGCTGATTAGAAGTCAATAGTGAGCTACGTTACTAGTTTAACAGAGCTAGTCATTTAGTCTATCCTTTAGGGTTGGCACCCGATGATAATTGGTAGAGTATATAATCATAGTTTTCCTTTGAAGAACGATATTGATGATTTATAGAACATTTATAGGCACAGGGCGTGACCTTATTCACGGCTTTCGAGCGTAAGACCTTTGATGTTTTGTATTGTTTCAGTATTTGTAGTGTACTGAATAGATGATTCTATTTCAGTGTTCCTATGTTTTCTTTTATCTTTCACCATGACAAGTCTTTATAAGGCAAGTACATCTGTAAATGGTGACGAGAAATGTGAGTATGCCAAAGGCTCACCAAATTTTGAGGACAGTAAGGAAAGTTCTTATGAGAAATTCTCCCAAGGAAAACATGCACGTAATGTTGATCGTGAACGACGTGCAAGGAAGAATAATCATAAAGATAAGCCCCCTCGCAAGAAGTTTAAATGTGAGGGGCCTCTCTCTTTAGTTATGCCACCTGAAGCGAGGGAATTGATTGAAAAGTGGGCATCAACAGCAGAAATGGAGACAACTGTTGCAGATAACATGGGTGAATTCTGTGTAAAAACAGGAGCCTATGCTGCAAGTTTGGCAACTTGTGAGACAACTGCACAGTTCCTCACGGCTTCTCTGCAATACTTGGCCAGTTTTGCAAGTAAGGAAATCGTTGAGTATTTTTCTCAGCGAAGGCCAGTTTCTTGTGAGGGACCGAGTGATGCCCTTGATAAAGTGTTGGCTTTTGTGCGTAGCGCGCGTGGTAGCTATGCAGAATTAGTTGACACACCATTGTACCGTTTCCTTATTGACATCATTGGTATAGCCGCTGCATGTGGCTGTGCCAAAGAGATGTCAGTTGGGGAGTGTAAAGTGATATCGGCTGAATGGTTACGCGTGTGCAGTGATGCTGTTATTCGCGATTTTCCATCTGTAGTGATGCGATCGGTTGAATTCACTTTGGAAGTTGCCACCACTGTGGCGCGTGGTGGTACATTAGGTACATTTGTCAGTGGCCGAGGTGTATTGACCACTGTTGCACGACTCTTGGCAAGAGAACAGGATGTAAAGAGTCGTATGTTGGAGCGTAAACACAATGTTGGAATTGACCAACATTTGTGTGAATGTAATTCTGTGCGTGTGAGGTTGCAAGAATTAATTTCTCATTCGCATGGTGTTCTTTTTACATTAGCTTCAACACAATTGGCTAAGTTGGATCAACACATTAGCACGGTTAACGAGGTAGTTAAAGTTTCTGGTTTCCGTGCGCGTCCGTATACTGTGTTGTTAGCTGGACCATCAGGTGTTGGTAAGTCAACGCACTTGCATGAATTGATCACTAAAGTTGGTCAAGTTAATGGTTTTCCAACAAAACCGGAGAATATTGCTGAAATCTCCGAAACGGATCGATATGATAGTACCATAACCGGTACTTCTTTTGTGTATCAACTCGATGATATGTGTCAGAGTAAAGATCTGACACAGTTGTCAGAGAAACCACATGAAAGAATGATTCGTTATAATAATACAGCACCTGCAATGGCAATTAAAGCTGATGTTGGCGAAAAAGGTTGTATACCAATCCAACCTAAGTTTATCGCTATTACCAGTAATGTTGCTCATTTGCAAGCAGGAGCATACATGAACTCTCCACAAGCTTTGTTACATAATCGCATTAATAAGGCTGTGTGGATGACTGTTAAGAAGTCGTGTGCTCGAGAGGACGGAACTCTTGATCCAGAGAAAGTCAATCCAAATGAAACATCCCATGTCGTTCGGGAGATTACATATTCCATCAATGATGGAAAAGTAACTCCTAGCTATGGTCCAGAAATGGATATTAAAGATTGGACAGTCCTGATGTTGCGTGATGCGAAAGCTCATCGTGAACATCAGGAAAGTCTTCGTTTGGCTTTTGAACAGAAATCCTCTTATACTATTTGCAAGACTTGCTGTCATGATAAGTCAGCTTGTGAATGCAAAGTGGTTTTTGCTAATGAAGGTTTGGTACAATTAGTGCGGAAAGCTATAATGCCTCACCGACATTATGCGGAACGAGGGAGAGCTTGGATGCGAGCTCTTCATGCTGTGGAGCGTTTTTCCTGGAGGGATTGGTTGTTCCCTTTAGAGGAAGTTTTGAGTAGAATGTTGACTATGTTCTTTTGGCAAGTCATGGTCACGTTTTACTTTCCAATAGCGTTGATAGGTTTTTCCTTGTTCTTTTTGGTGTTTGGCATGTTTTACTTGCATGTGCTATTTGGTTGTGTGGCACTTGCAAGTGTCCTTTACTTTGCTCATTTAGTTTGCTTCCAAAGTCGGGGATTGCTCGCTAAGGCAATAGTGGATGAAATGACAAACATCAGTACTGATTTTGGTACTAGCTATGGGTCGGCTGCGTTGGGAGTTTTACTTGACAATGTAGTAGTAGCTATTATTTTCGTACCCATCTTGGGAACATTACGCATGATGTTACGAGCAGTGACATTTGCTAATGAGGGTGCAATCAGTAATCCCGATATGTGCACTATTCGAGCACGTAGAAAGGAACAAAATGAATGGCTTACAGCTCCGAAAATCATTCCAGTCACTGGTAGTGAAGCCGCTAGAACAAGCACATTTGACAACGCTGTCAAAGTGATTACGAAGAGAACTTGTTTAATAGAGGCTCCTATTAGTGAAGATTCAGTAGGAAAGATCCATGGGGTCAATGTCTGTGCGAATTGGATCCTCATGCCTAAACATGGGTATGAGAAATTTGATAAAAAGAAGGAATGGACGTTTACCTTTGATGAGCAGACATTTGGTCCTAATCGAATTTCGCTGGTTGACGAAACATCTGCTAGACGTGTTGGCTTAGATCACGTCGCAGTTCGAGTGGAAAAGCTGAATCGTAATGGTGATATTCGTAAGTATTTTCCAACCGGTGAATTTACTAGTGGTCAAATGACCACTGGTGTGGTTTGCCGGAAATTTGCCGATATTGTTGAACAGGATGTTATGGGGACGTTCTGTAAAAATATATTGACAGAAGAAGCCGATGGCATGATTGGCTTCAAAGGGAAGATTGAGCATCTTACAGCCGATGGAGATTGCGGAAGTCCTTGGATCCGCAGAGCTTCACCACATGTCATACTTGGTTTGCATAATGGGCGTGATAAGAAGACTGTCATTTGTGAGACCATTTATGCATCCGATCTTGACTTCATGAGTAAAGTACGTTATACTAATGAAGGGGGTCAGACTGTTGTAACAGTCGCAACACCACCTGTTGTGACTGTGAAAACAGAATATTATGGAGAGGAAATTTTGACTGGTCAGGAACTTCGGCCTGGTTCGTGTATGAATTATTGCGAACTTAATCCTCTCCATGGTGTGCCTTTGGTGGAGGCATATGGTTCCTGTGACAATTTGAGGTATTCAAATTCTCGCTCTACAGTAGTGAGGTCACCGTTGTCGCAGGCTCTTGCCAAATGTGGCAATCCTTGTATCTGGGGTTCACCACCACTTCATGTGAAAAGAAATCATGAAGAAGTTTTCCGGATAGCATCACACCCATTGAATACCATTGATGGAAGAGTGATGTATTGGGCAGTTGCAGATTATTGTAAAGACGTCATAAGGACGATGACGAATATACAGTATCTGACAGCTCCTCTTACACCTGATGAAGTGTTTAATGGGAGAAAGAATGAAAATATTAATCCCATGAACATGAAAACATCACCCGGGCTTGGTTTGCACGGGAAGAAAATTGATCACTGTAATGTTACAGTGACCAAGGAAGGAAATAAGTACTCACCAAAAGAGTATGTTGCTACTGAAATTGATCGAATCCGAAGTCTTCTCCGTAATGGAATTCGGGCTTGTCCAGTTTCAAAAACAGCTTTGAAGGATGAGCCTATGAAGTTGACGAAGGATGTTGCAAGGATATTTTATGTCATGCCTATGGCATTTATAGCATGTTGCAGAGAAGTCCTTTGTCCGATTTTGGCTTTCATGATGGAATGTCCCATCGTTTGTGAATCTTGGTTTGGAATCAAGGTAACAACAGATGAATGGGGCCAGTGTTTCGATCATTTGAATCAGTTTGGCAATAATGTTGCCATGAATGGTGATTATTCCAGGTATGATTTGCATTTTTCCTCTCAGCTTATAACAGCTGTTGGTAATGTTTTTGCTACACTTGGGCACCATCTAGGTTATTCACCTAGTGATGTAGTAATGGTTTCCTCCATTTTCGGTGATCTCTCCAACCCAATATATGTTTTTGGGGGGACATTGATTAGTTTTCTTGGTTTGATGCCTTCTGGTAATCCTGCTACTGTAGCAATTAATGGAGTTGGTAATTCTTTGCTCCATAGAAGCTTCTTTGCTGCGAGATGGTTGGAAATGTATGGTTGTTTACCAGAAGTAGGTGCATTTCGGAAATTTTGTGCTATGGGTTTTGTTGGAGACGATTCTATTGGAGGCGTCTCTGATTCTATACCATGGTACAATATGCAAACCTATCAAAAGTGGTTGGCACAATTAGGAATGCCATATACTGCTGCTGATAAGCGAGCTAAGATTCCAAAATATGTACCACTAAAGTCAGCAAGTTTGTGTAAGCGCACTTTTGTTGACCGGGGATTCATGGTGGATGCACCAATTGAGATTGATAGTATTTTTAAATCACTCCATATGATGCATCGTATTAACGAAGACCCAAATTTAGTCGTTTCATTAAATGTCACACAGGGCTTGCGAGAGCTGGCTCGTTGGGACAGAGATGTTTTTGAGAAATACGTTGGTGTAATTCGGTCTGCTTGTGAGAAGGAGAAATTACAGGTTACCGATTTGTATCGTACGTATGACTCATGGAGAGAGGAGATTCTTTTGAAATATAAGGAAGCTCCTGAACCAATGGGTTTACAACTCGAGGAGATTGATCGTCACATGTGTGTGATTATGGAATAGCTATTCTTTGCGCTTGCAAGCGCGTTATAAATATGCTTCCTGTGCTGGTGAGCACTATAAATATACACTTTTCAGCGCCAGCTAGCGCTTTATAAATAAGCATTTGGCTGACAAGCTATAAATATGTGGATTCACGGTCCTTGTACGTGTCTGCGTTCTGCCATGCAGGTTAAATTAAAGAGTAGACTGCTTCGTAGTTACCCATGTATATTTTGATATTTTGCATGATGGATGGAGTTTTAGTATGTCCCACTAAAGGGATACCGGTATTTACCGGGTTGTACATATCAACAACCTACATATTGCACTGATGCACGCTTATATGTTTGTAAATAAATTGTATCACTAGTAGTAATAATAATATAGAAATGTTTAACACTTCTTTGTTAGCCATAGATAAATCCGAGACCATGAGATTCACAGATCATGCGTCTGCTACCACATCTATGCGAGTAAATCCGCTGGAATCCACTTTTATGTTGGCGGACACAACAGACCAGGTACAAGGTTTCTTTTCGAGACCTCAAAGGATAGCGTCTTTTGAGTGGACACCAGGTGTAGGGTTTCATGAGGAAATAAACCCATGGCAGCTATATTTCGACAATGATAAGGTTGTAGAAAGGTTGAGTAATTTTGCCTATTTGCGTTGTAAAATGCATGTACGTATTATGATCAATTCAACTAAATTTTATTATGGTAGGATGATGGCTTCCTATACACCTATGCACCTGAATGACAATTTAACGTTGTTCAGGCCAGGGATCCAAGCGGACTTTGTGGAAGCTTCACAGAGACCAAATGTTATTATGGATCCCACTTGTGATGAGGTTGGTAATCTTACATTCCCATTTATGTACCCAAAGAGTGCATTATCCATTCCGGCTAAGGAATGGGAACGTATGGGTTTGTTAACGTTAGCTGATCTCACTGTTTTGCGTAATGCAAATCAAGCTGTAGACCCAATTACAGTTACAGTGTTTGCTTGGGCGACTGAAGTCGATTATTCACAGCCAACTTCAACGGTATATACCAATGAAGGGCCAGTTGTGTTTAAGACTGAAGGTCCTGCAATTTCACAAGCAGCTGAAGATACTGCAGAGTATTATGATGGTCCAATTAGTAAACCTGCACATAAAGTTGCACGGTTTATGAATCATCTAGCAGATGTTCCTGTGATTGGCTTGTATGCTAGGGCTACTGAAATGGTTGCTTCTGTTGGAGCAGCTGTCGCGAAGTTATTTGGGTATTCCAGACCCACTGTTTGTGATAGTGAGCAATTGTATACTCCCTATTTCGGTAAACGTCTAGCAGCAACTAATGTTGAGGATACGTGTGACCCTCTTTCACTGGACGTGAAGAAGGAGGTTCCCATTGACCCTCGCGTAATAGGTGCCAGTGGTGAAGATCACATGGCATTTGTACCGCTTGCAAAACGCGAGACTTATCTCACGAGTTTTGAATGGCAGCCAACGCAAGCAACCGACGAGTTTCTTTGGAATGGGCAAGTTCACCCACTTCAGAGAAATTTTGAAACAGCTGATCTTGCTCACACAATTCCAGCTGCTTGGGTTGCATCACTTTTTAAATATTGGCGCGGTAGTATGCGTTTTCGCTTTGAAGTGGTGTGCTCAAGTTTTCATCGTGGTAGGCTACGTTTGGTGTATGATCCAGTTATTCAGGCTACATCCGAGTATAATGTAAATTATGCTCATATTATGGATATTAGCTCGGAAACAGATTATACAATGGAAATTGGTTGGGCTTCCAATTTGCCTTATATCAGGTGTGATCACCTAAACTCAGGACATGAAAGTTTTTCAGAGACACCTTTTACAGAAAGGTATGGGAATGGTATTATTAGTGTGTTTGTAGTTAATTCTCTTACAACACCTAGTGCTGCTTTGGATCCTGTCACTGTTAATGTATATGTGTCAATGTGTGACGATTTTGAAGTGCAGAGTCCTCTTGGCTCTGGTCTTGAGTTTCTTTCTTTGGATGAAAATGTTGCCTTTCCTCCAAATATTATCCCAACCGATCCCCCAACGGGTTTGTTCCCAGATGAAAATCTGAATCCTGTTGGACCAGTTACCCTTGGGGATCTTAGGCAACCTGCTGGGCCATTCATAGTTTCATTACCACCCACTGCATTGACTAATAGTAATAATTCATTTGTGTTGGGTGCAAATTCGACTAGCCAGTTGTGGCAGAACGATCCAATCTACACACTAGCCGTCCAAAATCTTGAGGATGGGCCGAATGATGTGTTCCTTAAATTTAGGACTAATTCACCGGCACTTCCTGCGGATATGGACGTGAATGGTACAATATTGACGTGGACTCCGGTCGATGATGATGATAATTATGAGACTGAGTTTAACGACAACTTTACTGTTGTTGGTAACTCTGTCTCGTTACCCATATCATGGCCTGAGACTTCGTTGATATTAATTCTGGAAGACTCAATAGTGACAAGAGATCTTTCAGTTAATATGGTACGTGTACCGGATCCAGCTTTTACTGATCTAACTGGAGCAGCACGAATTGCTACTGACGCATATGGACCACATATTCTTCTTAATCCTGGCAATAGTGTTACCATTAATAATTATGGTGAAGCTCTTACAGATATAGCTGTTTCTGGCAATGTAGGTGATTTAATCGAAGTTGGTAATCAACAGTCGACAATTAGGTCAATTGATTTTCCAACGCGTCCACAAGCACCTCCATTGACTCCACAGAGTGAAAGTTCTGTGGTTGTAACTAATCTGGGTAATGGAATAGCTCAGATATATGGTTTCACGTACCAAACACAAGTATTTCAGACGGAAGGTCCTGAAGAGGAAACCTTACATCCAGAACGTACTGAAATTACAGAGAGTGCAGCTGGTACACCTGATAATTTACCTCAGGTGTCCGATGTATTCTTTGGAGAGCTACCAGCTTCCTTTCGACAGATAGTGAAGCGTTATACAATGACCAGATATTTATCTGCAGCGGCGGGTGAGAGACGTCGCTTTGTATTGTATGCGAACCCAAGAAACACAGCTCGCGGCCAAGTTAGGCCAGCTGACGTGTCGCTTTGGTTCTGGATTATGGCTCCATACCTTGGTTGGAAAGGTTCAACGCGTCAAAAGGTGTTGTCAGAATCACCTGAGAATTCTGTTTGCACAATCTCCCGTTTAGCTAACGGTTCGAATGTGGAATCGGAAGAAGCGTTGGGCCCTAACCAAGAATCTAATGTCGCGTGGGAAGGCACCACTACAGCCTTAATTGGTAGACAAGTTGCAGAAGGTGTAATTCCGTGGTATAGTAATCTACGGTTTCGCAACTGTCGTATTGGTAATCCTGATGTAACATATGAGAACGCACCAGCGTTCACTATCGAGTTAGCTGCTCTCACTAATAGAGATGCAGTTTGCCGGCAAGTAGCTGCTGCCGGTGAGGATTATTCCTTACATTTTTGGGTTTCAACACCCATTGTGAGGATTAATGCTCCAATTGATCGTGACTGGGAAAC